CGTTGGAATTTACAACGCAAACATCCGAGCAGCCAACGCTGGTATGGATGCCGGTTTTGGCGTCACCAATGACATGGTTGTCGATATTTCCGTTGATAACGGTGCTGGTGCGGCGGTCAATATGTTTGATCGTACCGCGTTTACGACCGCTCGTTTCACAATGGGCGATCACTTCAACGACTTGAGTGCCGTGCTTTGTCATTCGACGGTCTACCAGCGAATGCTGAACCAAGACGACATCGAGTTCATTCAAGACTCGAAGCAAAGCGGGCGTATCGCGTTGTACCAAGGTCACCGCGTCATTGTTGATGACAGTGCTCCAGTGATTCCAACAACTAGTGGCGGCGGTTTCCGTTACGTTACGATCTTGTTTGGTGCCGCGGCGTTTGCTTACGGTGAAGGCAAACCAAGCACACCTGTTGAGATTGATCGTAATCCTGCGATCGGTGACGGTGGTGGCGAAGAAACGCTTTACGAACGTAAAACGTGGATTCTTCACCCGTATGGGCACAGCAACGAAGACGCCGTCAACAGTGTTGGTGGTGGTTTGTGGCAAAACCTTGACGACCTCAAGGAAGAAACGAATTGGAAACGTAACCACTTTCGCAAGAACGTGCCTTTGGCATTCCTTGTGACAAACGGGTAAGTTTCTGGTTGACGACACAAGCCCGCTTCGGCGGGCTACTTTTCTTTCGCTGAGAGTATTCAAATGAAATACCAAATTCAATCATTCAATGCCACTGACCACACTGGCCGAAAAGTGGTGGCGAGCGTTGAAGGTTCGTTTTCGCAAGAAGCTTTGACCGACTGGTACAACTCGGAAATCGAGGGTAAAGAACTCGAAGATGGGTTTCAGTTCGGAGTTGTCACGGCGGACCATCCTTGGTTCGTTGTCGAAGAATCGAAAACAAGTCAACCGCTGCCGGGAACAAATGAAAATTTGGTCGACCGGGGCAAGGCTTCGAAGGTTAAACAAACGTTTGCCAAGCCGGAACAAGCAATTGCGGCAGGCAACAAACGAGCTTTGCAAGACCGTGAAACACAGCTTGAACTGCAAGCAGAGCTTGAGAAAGCCAAACGCAAAGTAATGGGCGGGTAATGCCGAATTTGATCGTAGAAGACGGAACAGGTGTTGCTAACGCAAACACCTACATTGACGAAACCTATCTGACGGCTTACGCTGAAGATCGAGGTTTTGCAATTCCGTCGACTGCCGAAGAACAACAGCAATTCATTTTGTTGGGCATGGATTACCTTTCGTGGTTCACGGAAGATTTCCAAGGCGAGCGAACGGATTCGGACAACGCTTTGCCTTGGCCACGAAAGAATGTTGTTCTTGATCAGGCAGATATTCCGTCTGATCAAATCCCCGAACAACTAAAAAAGGCGTTGGCTCAACTGGTAATCGAGCAACAAAAACGCACATTGTTGTTTCCAAAACCCCGCACTAGCAGCGTTGAGGGTTTGGTTACCGAAAAGAAAGTCGGTCCGTTGACTAAAAAGTTTGCTTTTACTGGCGAAGGAATTGCTTCCCCTGTCGCACCGATCAAGATAATGTCAGTTGCTGTGTTCTTAGATCGTTTGTTGCAAGGCGGAACTAGTCGAACTCTCACAACGTACCGGGCCTGACATGATAAACTTGCTTACCTTGGGTCAATCAAATTGGAACGGCGATAATTCCAACATCGCAAACGTTACAATTACCGACGCTCATACAAGCTCGCGATTTGCCAGCAGATTGCACCATATTGGCGGCACCGTTGAAAATCAAGATTGGGGTGCGTACCGGCCTCAATCTGACGGAGTGTTCGGGCCTGAATTTTCTTTGATCCGGGATTACGATCCCGGTGAACAAGTGAATGTTTTGAAGTACGCAGCGGACGGGACAAGTCTTTGCGTTGATTGGGAGAATACCCACAAGGCTGAAATGATTGCTTGGGTAAACGACAAGCTTGACGCTGAGAACGGTGCCGGTGACCACGTCGTCAAGCTTGTAATTTATCAAGGCGAAACCGATGCCACTTTGGGCGGGACTTGTGCCACGGCATGGAGCAAAAATCTCAAAGACCTTGTGGCCGATTTGGCACTTTCAGGCATCACTTGCGACCAAATAGTGATTGTGCAAATACACCAAGATCGTACAGGGGACATCGCGACCGTACGCCACCAACAGGCAGAAGCTGCAAGACACTTGGGTGCGGTATTAGTCAACGTTGATGCTTTTGAATTGTCCGATGGGAGCAACGGAAACACAGCGGGCCATCATACAGAACAAGGTTACGTCGACGTAGGTTCTGCAGTTGCTACCGCGTTGACTTTGCCAAAACCTTTGCCCGAACCGGTTAACTTGTTGACCCGTGCAAGGTATGACAATCTTCCGGTAGACCAAGGGTTTTTTCGAGTACGGACAACCTTCACGAAAAGAAACAACAGTGCGTCTACTGCTTTTTCATTGATTGTCGGAAGCTGGAATTTCACAGACAGGCGTTGGTTGCTGTACGTTTCTGGTTCGGGCCATTTAAGGTTTCTGTGGCACACTAGCGACAACAATCATGTTTTGCACGAATGGGAGCAACTGGCAAACAATACGGATTACGATATTGTTTTAACCTACGATCCCTCACAGCCTGTGGGTAGTCGTGTTACCGTTACAATTGACGGCGTCGCGTTTGTCGATTCCTCTCCGACAGTAACTGGTTCGCCGACGGATCTAAAAGAACTATCGGATAGTTCGCAGTTATCAATCGGTGCGTTGTACGATAGTAATTTGGCCGTACAGGCAAACTTCTCATTGGACGGTACAGTACGTTCGGCACAAATTGAAAATGCAGACGATCGCATTTTGCTTCTCTACACGCCACCGTTTGGAGAAGGCGTGATTCAAGCGGAAAGCGAAGAAACTGATTCAGGCGGAACATCGGCCACCGCTGAAGAAATCGCAGCCGCAGTCATTACTTCTTTGCGTAGTGCCGATCCGCCATTGTCTTTCGCTGTAACCGGAACCGTGGAAATTGGAGATTACGCACAGGATCGATCGCCCGCAGATTTTGGTTTAGCCGTGCAAAGCGAAGTCGACAAAATTATGAAAGTCGACGAACCTTTAAGATTTTCCGACGCTGACGGCAGCGGGTCAGAAGCTCACGATATCCGAATTACTCGCGTTGAGGGTGAGTAATGAGTGGCGGTTTATTCGGTGGCTTATTCGGCGGCGGAAACAACGAATCAAACCAAGCGGTTGGTGAGATAGCCGAAGGCTCACAACCGCTAACTGTCGAATTCACAGAACTGGCAATAGGGCTAATCGACGAATCCATCGTAACCCCAAACGCAGTATGGGTAACTCAGTCAGAAAACCCACAAACCGAAGAAAATTTACCGTTCGTTGTCGATCTTCCAACCACTGAAAACCATGACGTAAAAATCTTGTTTACGAGCGATGCGTTGGAAGATCGACAATTTCGTAAGTACCTCAAAGACACTGCGTTATCCGACGGGATGATCAACGGTTATATGTACCCGTATGCAGAGTTTACACCTAAGCTAAAAGACACTGTTCGTTGGCGAGGGCAGATTTTGACGGTGAGAGCTATCGACCCGATTCAACCAATTGACCATCCAGTTTTGTATTTCCTTGAATTAGCAACATAATGCCGAGCCACAGGGAAGCACATAGGCTAATTAAATCGCATTTCCACGAAAGGTGGGCGGCGGGAATAGCCAACGGACTACCTAACGCCGATCCGGTGTTGGAAGTCGTGACGTTTTCAGACGGGACGGAAAATTATGTTCCGCGGGTGTATTACCAAAACGTTGAACCTGTAAACCCGTTGGACCTTGGGCGGCATTTCGTTCGCTTTTCGTTGTCAAATTTAACGACTTCCCAGTCTAGTTTGCCGGGCGGTCGCTTGCATCAAGGCAAAACAAAGTTTACAACACCCGGAGTAGGTGCTGCAGAGTTGTTTTTTTCAAAACAACAGTATTCTACAAAGGGCGAAGAATACCTTTGTGCAATAGCTCACGACGCTTTTGTGGTTAACACGCCGTCAGGCGTTTGGTTTCGTAATGCGACGATTAAAAACCTACCGGCAGAAGAAAACTTTTTCAGAGCGTGCGTAACGTTCGATTACGAATACGACACTCATTTGAGAACTTAGGACCGAGACTATGTCTAACTCAGCAGCAAAGAAACTCGACAGCAATCTTGTTGGCCTTTCGTTCGCGGAAGAAGCCAGTTTGGGCTGTTTGCCTGATGACGTGGCCAATTCAGGGGACGAAGCGGGCGGCATCTGGTATCCGCTTGATCCGAACGAGTACGACGACTTCGGTGCCGAAATCGCTATGGTTGCACGCAATCCGATCAACGCAAGTCGGCAGAAACGAAAAGGCGTCGTTACAGATTCTGATTCAGAAGGCGGTTTCGAACAAGACTTGACCTTCTCCAATCTAACTCGATTGATGCAAGGCTTTTTCTTCGCTGACGCCCATGAAAGACCAACGTCAAAACCTATCAACGGTAAAGCGGCCAACACTGTGGGTATCGTAAGCGTTGCCGGTGCGTCGTCTACCTTGACTTTGTCAAATGGTGACGGGGCAAAATTGCAAGAAGGTTCGCTTGTTAAGCTTAGCAGTTTTGTGAACTCGGCAAACAACGGTTTTGCGAAAGTTACCGCTATTGCGGCGGATGCTGTCACAATTGATCTTGCTGGTATGGTTGATGAAATCAACACCACCGGCACAATTGAAACAGTTGGCTTTGAATACGACGCGGGGGCGACGCTGCGATCACCGATTTTGACGCCGGTGCGAACGGTGAAAACAAGCCCGGTTACGCTCGCATTGTGGGAGTTGCCGCCAATACGTTGGAACTGAAAGAACTAACGTGGACGCCCGAAACCGATGCCGCCGCAGGCAAAACGATTCACGTTTACAGTGGCACGTTTTTGCGAAACGAAAAAGATCCAACGTTGATCAAACGCCGTAGCTACCAACTGGAAAGAACATTGGGCGTTGATGCGAACGGTACGCAATCGGAAGTTTTGGTAGGTGCTGTTGCAAACGAATTTTCAATGAGTTTGGACAGTGCTGATAAAATCACTTGTGACTTGTCGTTCGTTGCAATGGACACTCACGTTCGCGACGGCAACGCAGGCTTGAAACCCGGCAACCGTACGGCGAAAATTTCCGAAGAAGAGGCTTTCAATACTTCAAAAGATGTTTATCAACAGCGGTTATTCGTGCATTCGGACGTACCTACGCCGAGTTCTGTATTCGCGTATGTATCGGAAGCTTCGTTAAACATTAGCAACGGAGCCAGCGGATTGAAAGCGATTGGCAACTTTGGCTCATTCGAAATCAATCTTGGTGATTTCGAAGTGGGCGGCGAACTCGAAGTTTACTTCAGCACAGTCGAAGCAATCGAAGCCGTGAAGAACAATGCCGATGTTGGTTACAACGCAATCATTGCGGCAGACAACGCCGGTATTGTCTACGATATTCCCCTCTTGTCCTTGGGCGGCGGTCGCGTTAGCGTCGAAAAGGATGAACCAATAATGTTGCCGCTTTCCAATACGGCAGCAGAAAACGAGTATGGTTATACGATGTCGGCAACGTACTTTTCGTACTTGCCAGAAATCGCAATGGCCTAGAAAAAGAACTATGTCTGGTCTAAGAAAGAATTTTGGCACAAATCGATCCGCCGTCGAAGAAGGTGCATGGATCGAGTTATTTGAAAACCCTGACGGCACAACTTGTCGAATTCGCGTAAAGCGGATGCACACGCAAAACGCCAAGTACACGAAAGAATTGGCAAACCATCGGGATGCTTTTAACGGCTTAAAGTACAGCGAAAAAAGCATCGGACAGATGACCGCTTCGATGATCGAAGTGTTAATCTCTACGGTGATTGTCGATTGGGAAAACTTCGAAGACTGGACGCAGCCGGAAACAACAGACGGCTTTCCAACCAGCGACCCCTCGTATTTGGAGTTCACGCAGGACAACTTGCGTAAGACCTTGATTGAATTTCCTGACTTGGTTGACGTAATCACCGAACAGGCCCAAAGCCGGAAAACGTTTCAAGGGGACGACCTAAAAAAGTAATCGCGTTCTTCGAACATTCTTTGGCGTTCAAGCCGGGAGTGGCCGCAAATATAAAGAAGCAAGCTATGCGGTCGGGGGCTAAAGTTCCCGACCGCATTTTGCATCAACCTTTGCTGCCTTTGTATCTTCAATTTTTTGTCGATGCTTTCTGGGAATTGAATAGTTGTCGAGCGATGGGAATGGGCGAAGGACCGATACCGTTTACCGCAATCCTACAATACTCGCAATTCTACGAATGCGATTTTCAGCTTGCCCAAGATTTAATTTTGTTTATTCGAGAGATGGACGATATTTATCTAAAGAAGCAGGCTAAAAAAGCGAAAGCGAAGGCTGCAAAAACCAAGGCTAAAAAATGACGATTGACAACCTTGGCGGTGCCATTCGAAAACTTCGCAAGCGAATCCCTGTGGCGGTCAAAGAAGCCACAGACGCAGTAGCCATCGAGATTCTTGAAACTGCAGCAGACAACACGCCTGTAGACACGACCGAAGCCCTGTCGAACTGGCGGGTAGGTGTGGGCAGCGTTCCATTGGGTGCTGTCGGGCCGCTCGTTCCCGGCACGGGCGGATCGACGAAACAGGCATCTTTGCAGCAGGTGTCCGATTCTGGTAAAACCAAGCTCGCCCCGCGAAAGGTTGGAACCGAAATCCACATAGCCAACAACGCACCGCATATTGACGGATTAAATGACGGTTCGATAAGCCAACAACCCGGTCAATTTGTACAAAAAGGCATTTTGGCAGGGCGTATGAAACTGGCTAACACCCGACTAAGGCTCAAATAATGTCTTTTGATATTACCGTACGCGATAGAATCGCAAGCAGTATTGAGCAAAAGTTGCAACGTATTGAGTTGCAAGCTGAATCCACAACGCGAGCAATCAACCGAATGCGTCAATCTTTACGATTGACAAGTGCGTCTACCGGGATTTCGGGTCAATCAAATGACTTGGTGGCGTTGAGCACCAATGCTGGACGGGCGAACAAACAAGTTACTTCATTGGGTCAAAGTATAAATCGCAGCCTAAATACGACTCGTCGATTGGTGACAGGGGCGTATTTAATTCAAAGTGTTGATAACGCAGCGGACTCGCTCGATAGCTACCAACAACTTCAAAATCGGCTTCGAGGGGTTTCAAACGTATTCGATTCAACTGGTGCCAAAGACGCAATTGCTTCACAAGAAAGATTGAATGAAGTAACCAATGAAATGTTCGGAATTGCTCAACGGGCAAGGGTTCCGATTGGAAGCCTTGCAAAAACATATCGTAGATTAGACAATGCCTTGGCTGAAATGGGAATCAGCCAAAAAGAAACTTTAGACATAACGGAAACAATGTCTAAAATCCTTGGTTTGTCGGGTGCGAACGCTGGCGAAGCCGGTGCGGCGATGCTTCAATTGAGCCAAGCCTTTAGCAAAGGTAAACTAGACGGTGATGAATTTCGTAGCGTTGCAGAACTGATGCCTTCGCTGATTAAGGCTATTTCTGACGAACTAGGTATTGCAAAAGGCGAAATCTTCAAATACTCGAAAGAGGGTAAGATTTCACTCGGTGTTATGCTTAACGCCTTTCGTTCGCTCAAAGATACCGTTGCTAGAGACTTTGCAGATTTACCGCGAACCATAGGTCACGCTTTTACACAGTTAAGTAACGAAGTTACCCGCTTTTTTGGTCAATCGGAAAGAGGTAACAGTTTCATCCAAACCATTATTGCAGGTTTGGATTACATTAGAAATAATTTACCCACAGTTGTCAAATTGTTAGAATCTCTTGCCGTAGTGCTGGGATCGCAAGCGATTGCAGGTTTTGTTTCCAACTTTGGCAGTTTGCAAGGCATCCTGTTCAATGTGAGCCAACTAATACCGTTGGTGCTTGGCTATTTTACATTCTTTTCTGACGAAATCAAAGTTACCAGCGACGGAGTAGTAACGCTGCGAGACTTGGTGAAATCGCTCATTCAAACCATCGGCGATTTGGTAAGCAAAGGGGAAGGGTTTTTGGGTGCAATTTTCAGCGTCGAAGGGGCACAGTTTGCTTTCGATGTTATCTCAGGATTCCTTAACAACGTCCTCGAAGTAACGAAATCGATTATCGCAGCGGGTAAAACTCTGTTCGGCGTTGTGCAAAACCTGTCGTTCGACCAAGTTATTGCAATTATGGGCGAAGGCATGTTGCTCTTAGGCAACAAGATATACCAATGGGGTTTGGAAATTGCAATTGTGCTGGGCGAAGCCGGAACCACGGCAGGCCGGGCATTTGTTGACGCGATTTTAATGCAGCTAGAGCGATTCTTTTTCATTGCTTCCAAATTCAGCAAGCAGATGCCTGTGAGCAACACCCGAAATAGACAAAGCTCTTGGTGGATTTGCCGATAGCTTTGCGGCTGAGTATTCAATGTTGACCACCATCGTAGACACTGCTTACGCCGTAATACTCGGCAAAGCTCGTCAAAACGCAGATGCTCGCATCAAGGAAGAAAAACGAGTACAGGAAGCGACCAAGGGCAATCCCGCCGCGTTAAGAAGTGCGGGGGTCACACCGCCACCACTGGGCACAGAGAGTACTACTAGTGATTCGTTGAAAACTTTACTTTTGTCTTTGACCAAGTCAAAAGCATTAGTCAAGGCGGCAACCGCGTTCGTCACTTTTTCGTCTACTGCCGCCAAGCAACTAGATACTGTGGACGACAAAGCAGAAGAAGTAAACCGGACAATTGGCAACGTGACTTTCGAACCGCCAACAACGTCATCCACATTATTCGCGAACATCGCCACAACCAGCCTTACTCGTGTGGGCACCGCTGCAAGTCAAACAGGGGGCGTCATTCGAAGCAGCCAAGTAGACGCATGGCAAGCAGCGTCTATTGCGGCGGAAGATTACGCAACGCGAGCGATCGCCGCTTTAAATAAAGTGAGCAATGCAAACACTGGCCAACCTGAAGGTTACGCCCCTGATTTAAGCGGACCACGATCGTTTAGCGGTAACGATATGACCGGATTTTCAGCAGGTGGATACACTGGCAACGGTGCGAGAAATAAACCCGCTGGAATTGTTCATGGGCAAGAATATGTCTTGTCAGCAGACGCAACGAGAAAATATCGCCCCTTGTTAGAAGCTATGAACAGCGGGGAAACAATTCGAACGAATTCAGGATCGAGCGGCGGTGAAATGCAGG